AATCTTGTCTTTTGGTTCAGCAAGTGCAGCAAAGTTTTTAGCTTTAGCTGGACTTAGCTTTTCTTTAACTTGTTGTGGCTTCTCACCAGTTTGTGGCAAGCCCATCTTGCGTTGCAAGTCACGGATCATGTCAGCATCGCTGCCATGGCCTATTTTGTTAAGAGCAGCACCGCCAGCATCTTTAGCTACAGTTTTAACTTTCTTCACTGCACCACCAATGCTACGAGCTAGACTGCTCAAGCCTTCGTCTACTTGCTGTTTACCAGCAGGCTGCTTACCGATACCGGCTAGTTTTTTGTTTAAGTCGTAAAAAAATGTCATTTCTATTATCCTCTTGGGTGACTGCCAGTAGCTGGTTTAGCTGGGCGTTTGATGTTTGTCATAGGGCTTTTGGTTCCCTGTGGAAGTTCGTTTGTTGTGCTTGCCTTTGGAGTCTTTTGACCAGCAATTGTGAAATCTGAACGATACGCATTTTTCAATACCGCATGGTCGTATGGACCAGTTGAGTAATCTTTACTAAGTGCTCTTTGATCTGCATCTGGTGCAGGATAATCAGTGTCAGCAATAAGGTCTTTATTCTCATCACCAATACGTGTATACTCTTTAAACAATCCGTTCTCAAATGCAGCAGTAAGCATCACAATCTTGTTTGGATCATGGCCCATGATTTGCCACAATTGTTTAATTTGTGGTTCAATCGCTGGGTACTTAAAGCTAACGTCTAGCATTGTTACTGCTTCGTTCTTGAAGTTGGGAAAGTCAGTTGGTATTACTTGGACTGGTGTGGTCTTTGTATCACCAAGTTTAACTGGGTCAAATTGAGCCAACTTTGCCTTGAGTTCACGAATCGCGTCTGTAGTAGCCGCAGGGCCACATATTTTGATTCGGTAATCATAGGTGCGTTGACTTTCAGTTAGATATTGAGCAAATGGTTTCATGTCAGGTTCCTGTATTATATTTATTCTTTTTGAGAGTTTTGCTTTGTGCTAGAAATAATTCTCTCGAGCAATTCATTACGACTTAGTATATGTCCTGTACCTTGTTGTGCTTCAGGGTCAGGAGTATCTGCAACTTTAGCGTCAATTATTGCTTGCTGTTGGTCTAGTCTCATTTTCTTCAACTGTAAATCTACCATCTTTAGCTTTTTATCTAGCTTGGCTGTTTTAGCAGTAATAGCATGACCTAACATACTTGAAGCCACAGAAAAAATCTCAGCTGCAAATCGTGAGTCAACTTGCATGCCGAGATCCATTAGATCTTTGTAACTGTCTTTGGCTAGATCGCTTAGATTATCCATTTCTGAATCAGAAGCATCTAGTCCTTTCACTGCGGGCAAAGCGTCATTGATCTTGTCAATCGCTTCATCCAATGCTAGGATAGTTTCACGTTGGGCAGGGAGTTCAGGGAGAGCCACATCTACTTCTTCAGCAGTAGGGGGCAAATCAAATAATTCTTCAAGTTTACGAGTCATGCCCTATTTAGTGGCTATGCTCTACCGTTCTTAAACATATCGTCTTCAGTAATTACTCGAAATGTCAGGCCTTGATTGCGGCACCACTTTTGAGCAGAATCCCATTTAGCATAGTTAATTGCAACTACAGCACGTTCTTTTGGATTTTGCTTTTCGGTAAGAGTGGCTTGTCCACGTGGTTTGATTTCAATTAGTTCTGCTTTGAGAGTGTTGTTTTTAGTACGGTATGTTATTAGAAAGTCTGGCACATAACTCGACATTTTACCAGTTATTGGATGTCTGTAAGGAATACGTACACTTTCACTTGCCCATTGCATTATGTTTTCGTTAGTATCACAAAAACGCATAAAGCTGTGTTCCCAGCCCGAGCGGTATCTAGGATTACCATTTCCCACATACTTGTCTCGGTTGATTACTTGATATACACCTTGGGCCCAGCGACTCATTGCAATACTGCTCTAGAAGCGTAGAAGTTTGGAACTACCTGAGCATTTACACCAAGCAGAGTGGCTCTGCTACGAATGTTGTTAAGATAGTAGGCCATGTTGATTGACAGGTCCATGCCAGATGTTCCTCTGAAACTATCTAGCAAAGTCAATGCTGGAATCTTTGTTTGGTCAGCTACTTGGAATAGGCTTACTGTAAAGTTACCAGCAATCTTTGCATCTCCCATTTCTTGTTTAAAGAAAGAAAACACAATGTCATATTCTGCTGCTGGTACATTTACATCGTACTGATAAAAATTGTCAAAGATTCTAACTGACGCATCAACGTTAGTATTTGTGTAATTTACTGATCCTGTTGCCATAGTTAAGGTCCTGGTGGGGTCGTTGGTGTGTTAGCTTTTGGAAATACCCAGCCGTCAGCTTTGTTGATTGCTGCTCGAGTAGCACTAGGTCCCAATTGAGCAATTGTTTGCGTGCCTAGAGATACTGCTTCGTTCTTAACAACAGATTTAATATCCTGGCCTTTCCAGGTATTGTATGCTGTGCCAGCTTTTTGTGCTGCACCAATAAGACCAGCAACTGATCCAGATTCTAAATCAGACAAAATACCTTGGCCTGTATCTACTATACCGCCTTGGCCAAATATAGTTGCAGTAGAACCCGGACGAGCAATTGGACTCTTTATGTTATCGTAGTGTGCAGTATCTGGCCAGGCAACATTTCTATCTGGCTTGCCAAGTCCACCATGCAAGTACTTGACTGTTTCGTATTTGATAGTCATTGTATTTTGCATTACGCCGCCGCCTTCGGCATAGCTGTAGGTGTCGTGATTCCAGTTTGTAATAAGCGGATTGATCAAAATATACTGTGCATATTTGTGTTGATCAAAACCAAAAATCTGAATGTCTTTGAAGAACGGTGGCTTGCCTGATGCTGTGCTAGTTCCGTCTGTAAAACTTTCGCCAATGAAACCCCAGTCGCTTACACCACCTGCACGATTTTGTTCGTATATGTCACGGCTGTTATAACTGAAACCTGTGTCTTTAACTTGTATTGGTCCAATTGATCCATTGGTTACTGGAGCGTTGCTCACATACTTTTGTGCTGGATCTTTGTAGTAGTAGCTGTAGTACTGATACCACATTTCGCGAATATTGTCGCCGCCATCATCATGGAACGTGATAGTTACAGGATCGTAGTGAATTTTTGTTTGTACGATTCGTGTGCGGTTGTACTGATTCAATGCCGCTGTATCAATCGAATACTTGGGAAGATCTACGGTCTTTACGGCCAGACTTAGGTTGTAGATATTCTCAGGCCCAAAGATCTTTGCATTTTTTAAACCAGGAATCTCTTCCACATTGAGTGTAAACACCACGTGAAAAAGGAACTTAAAGCGAGGTTTAAGTTCCCATGAGTTTGTTGTAAAGGTTTTACTTGCGTGAGTATAATCACGCAAGTTATTGACTTGTGTAAAACCTTGTAAAAAGTCCTGACCAAAGGTTGGCACTTTTTAGGCCCTTTATTAGGTTGTACCAGTACCTGTTGCAACATCGCCAACAGTACGGCCAATAGCAATACCAATACCGTTTGCAGCACCAGTTTGTTCGTTAACTTGGTTAGCGTTATCGTAAGCAATAGTCAATGTAATTGCAGCGGCTTCGTTAGTACCATAGTTCATTGGACCGTAGTCTGCACCTTTCAAGTAGCAGCCATACAATTCCCATGCTTCAAGAACTTGGAAAGCTGTAGCACCGTTACCACCATCAAGAATTTCGAGAGTAGTTTTAAACTTGTAGTCGATACCTGAACTAGCCGATGCCATTTCCAAGAAGTCCATTTGTTTCTGCATTTGCTCGCCAATGAGCTTGGAAACGTGACCACTTGCGTCATCGCGGATTTCACAAGATACATCTGCCCAAGTGTGACGACCTGCCAACTTAACTGTTGAGTTGTAGATTGGAAGTGCGATTTCTTCGAACGTCAAGTTAGGACGAGCAAAGCTAACCACTTGTTTAGTAATTTCTTGTGTTGTTTGTGACACGCCAAGGTTTTCAAATAAAACTCTAAAGCGATATCTCAGTTTCGGCATTAGCAAGCCTTGGTTACTATCTGAACCTGAACTTGCGAATGGTACTGACATTCTGTTTAATGATGATGAAGGCATTCTTTATCTCTCCTGTTGCTTTTATTTATCTATAACTTAGGGTCAAAAAATAGGGGTCAAGCCCCTATTTTTATAGTCCTGCTGCTATGGCTCCTGTGTTCTTGATACGCAATGGGATGTAGATAAATTCTACGGCCTTCACTGGCTCAATCGCAATATCGACCCACAAT